GCAAAATCTGATATGCCTTACCTACAATCTAACATCCCGCACTTTAAGTGCTGGGTGCGTCGTGAATACACGAAAAATCACGAGGAGTATCACGGCGAGTTTCTGCACGCTATGGCAATTGCTGTGACTACAATGCCGTGCAGGTGTCTTAGCTTTCAGTTGATCTTTACGGGCATCGAAGCGGAGGGCGAAGAAGAAGACACTGTTCACGGGGGCGCTATGTGGGCCCGTATGCCAATCACAGCGTTGGTGGGGGACGTCCCATTAGAAGAGTGGCCGGAGCCTATGCCTGTTTGGGCTGCTCAACCTTGGGATTGTAGCTCTCATCATCACTCTGTATATGTGCTTGATAGGGCCACACCGTGTCCCTGGTTGGCAAAGATTGACGGTGAGATGTACCCCGCCAAGTATCTTTTCACCGTAGATTACGCAGAGAGTGAGATCGCTGACGATCCTGCGCAACACAAGCAGAGTCATGTGTTGCAGTTGTTGGATGCAGGTTCTTGGACGGGCAACATAGTGGCTTTGCCGAATAATCGCGTACGGGTTACACACCCCGCATGGTTTGAAACAGGAGAGGGCGCACCGGATTTCAAGCCTTCTGCGCATATACATTATTCAAAAAGCGATTTAGATTACACGCTTGACGTGAATCAAATTTTTGACAATTTGTACAATGACAACCAGCAATAGCAAAGACTTTGAATTAGATGTCGCAGAGTATGTCGAAGAGGCGTTTGAACGCTGCGGCCTCGAAGTAAGGACCGGCTACGACCTTAAAACGGCACGTCGGTCTTTGAATTTGCTGTTTGCGGATTGGGCAAATCGTGGTCTGAATCAATGGACCATTGAGCAGACATCGATAACTTTGGCATCCGGTGTTCGCGATTACCCTGGCGGCACCCTCACCATGACCGTGGCTGCATCTGCTAGTTTTTCTGTCGCAGAGACAATCACTGGCGGCACGAGTGCTGCAGCAGCCACGATTACAAGCAAACCCTCCCCTACCACATTAGCTTTGACCATTCCTTCTGGCACGTTCCAGGCGGCAGAGACTATCACCGGGGGCACTAGCGGCGCTACCACTACGGTCAGTTCTGCAGTTGATTTATCAGATGTGCGTAGCACCATCGATATTTTGTCTGTTGTGGTCACACGCGACAGTACCGATTTTCAAATAGAGCGCGTAAGTCGTTCTAGCTACCTGAACATACCCAATAAAGCGCAAACTGGGCGTCCAAACCAGTTCTTTTTAGATAGACAAATTACTCCGGTACTGCGGGTATGGCCGACGCCGGACAAAAGCACCGACATTATAAAGTTTGATCGTTTGACTCGTATTGATGATGCAGACACAAATACTAATACAGTCGATGTCCCGTTCCGGTTCTACCCGTGTCTTACGGCAGGACTGGCTTACTACATATCAATGAAGCGCAATCCTGGCATGATGGCGGTCTTGAAGCAGGTGTATGAAGAAGAAATGCAGCGTGCTATGGACGAAGATAGAGATCGTGCATCGCTGCGCATCAGTCCTGGCTACGAGTACTACAGGAATTAACGATGTCCGGTTTTGCCCGAGGTAAATACGCTTACGGAATATCAGACCGCTCCGGTGTCCGGTATAAGCTCAATCGTATGAAACGAGAGTGGAACGGTTCTCTTGTAGGACCGGACGAGTACGAGCCCAAGCAACCTCAATTGTTCCCGAAACCACCGGTTGATGACCCACAAGCTTTACGCAATGCACGACCAGATCGTGTTGAACCAATGGTGGTGTCGGTCGGGGTGCCCAACGTTCTTGAAAAAACTTTTACTCCCGTCAAAGCATCAACGCAAGTTGGCACAGTCACAGTGGTGATCACATGAGTTTTACTTTTGACAGCTTGAAGACGGCTATACAGGATTATCAGGAGACGAGCGAGACTACGTTTGTCAACAATCTGCCGGTGTTCATCAAAGAGGCAGAAGAGCGAATACTCAAAAACATAGAGTTGCCGGTGTTTCGTAAGAACGTCACGGGTACGGCAGCGCAAGACAACACGTATCTGGCAACCCCCACGGATTTTTTATCTCCTTACAGTTTGGCAGTGATCAGCAGCAGTGAATACGAGTATTTGTTGTTTAAGCACGTCAGCTTCATCCGTAGTTACACGCCCAATCCAGCTACGACGGGCACGCCGAAATACTATGCTTTGTTTGATGACAACACGTTTATTTTGGCTCCGACGCCTAGCACTAATTTTACATTCGAACTCCACTACAAGTTTCGTCCTACATCACTGACAGCGGGTGCGGGTTCCGGCACAACTTGGCTTTCTGAGAATGCGCCTGACGCTTTGTTGTATGGCTCATTGGCTGAAGCTGCGACGTTTTTGAAGATTCCAGATGAAGCTGCCAAATACGAGCAAAGATTTGCCCAAGCGGTGGCTGCGCTCAAAGATTTGGGCGAGGGTTATGGCGCTCGCGATGAGTACCGATACGATATATCCAAAGGCAGATAGGCGTGTTTGAAACCGTAGAGTCATCGATAGGGCAGGTCACAGTAGCAACCACTCACAATAGGGGTCATTCTGTCGACTACTGGTCAGAAGAGGCGACCAAACGTATAGTTAGTGTGGGTGGCAAAAGTCACCCTTTGATCGCGCAGCAAGCAGAAGCTTTCAAAGAATCTGTTTCTAATGTGATTTTGTTTTATATGAAAGAGGCAATCAAAAGCGACCGTACCACTTTGATTGCTTTGTTGGAGCAACAAGGCCATCAGGACATGGCAGAAATACTCAGGAGACTGTAATGGCTATCACGACGGCTATGTGTACCAGCTTCAAAAAAGAACTTTTGGAGGCTGTTCACAATTTTAAGAATACAGGGGGCAGCACGTTCAACCTCGCGTTGTACACCAGTTCAGCTAGTTTAGGCGCAAGCACGACTGCATACACTACCTCAAATGAGGTATCTGGCACCGGGTATACTGCCAAAGGCGCGTCTCTTACGCGAGTAGATCCAAGTACGTCTGGCACCACGGCGCTCACAGATTTCAGCGATCTTACGTTCAGCAGTAGCTCCATAACAGCACGTGGGTGTTTGATATTCAACGACAGTGCTAGTGGCGACCCCGCTGTTTGCGCGTTGGATTTTGGTGGCGACAAGACGTCCAGTTCCGGTGATTTCACTGTGCAGTTCCCAACTGCGGATGCGTCGAACGCGATCATCCGTATTGCCTAACATGCAGTGGCTCAACAGTCCCAACAGACCAAGATGACTCCAGCGGAGTATCTGTTGTGGCTGAAGCAGCAACAAGATGCGAGTCATAATCAGTAGGGAATAAGAGTGGCAAATGTAACGGGTTGGGGCAGAGGCACTTGGGGCCAAGGCGCTTGGGGCGAGCCCATACCCGTCGAAGTGACAGGGGTTTCTGCGACGGGTGCCGTAGGCTCCGTAACGGTTACGGGAGATGCAAATGTTACAGTCACAGGCGTTGCAGGAACAAGTGCAGTTGGAACAGTCACGGTTTCAACGGATGCAAATGTCAGTGTCACGGGTGTTGCAGGCACCGGTTCGGTTGGTGCGGTCACGGTTTCAGCAGATGCGAACGTTTCTGTCACTGGTGTTGCAGGCACAGGTAGTGTTGGTTCGGTTTCAGTCACCGGAGACGCAATCGTCTCTGTCACAGGCGTTTCTTCGACGGGAGCGGTCGGCTCCGTCACTATCGTCGAAGGCACGGGCGTTACTTTCTCAGTCACTGGAGTCAGTGGGACGGGTTCTGTTGGAACGGTTACTGTATCCGGCGATGCGACTACCGGTGTTACTGGTGTTTCTGCTACCGGATCTGTCGGAACAGTTACGGTTGCGGTGGGCATCGTTGCAACACCGAGCGGGGTCACTGCTACCGGAGCGGTTGGCTCGGCCACTGTATCGGCTGATGGGCTCGCCACGCCATCTGGTGTCAGTAGTACGGGCGCAGTTGGGACGGTTACAGTATCCAGCGACGCGGCAACGAGCGTCACAGGAGTCTCTGGTACAGGCGCAGTTGGGACGGTTACGGTCGCGGTGGGCATCGTTGTGCCTACGACTGGCGTCAACGGCACAGGCGGTGTTGGGACGGCTACGGCAGTTGGTTCAGCGATTGCTACGCCAACTGGGGTCGAAGGAACCGCACTAACAAAGCAAGTTTTAGTTTGGGGACCGGTTGATGATGACCAAACGCCAAATTGGAGTAGTATTACAGATAGTCAAACACCAGCCTGGTCTGTTGTTTCAGATAGTCAAACCCCGGAATGGGAAGAGGTAGCGTGATGGTTCGCAAAGTAAACAAGGTCATTAAGGGCTTAGAAAAAGCCTCAAAGACACACAAAAAACAAGCAGAAACTTTGAAAAAACACGTCGCGTCGATGAAAAAACCGAAGAGCAAAGGTCGGAGAAAGTAAATGGCAACCTATGTAAACGATTTACGCCTCAAAGAAATCGCCACCGGGGATGAAAGCGGAACCTGGGGCGCGAGCACGAATACAAACTTAGAGTTAATCGCCGAGGCGTTTTCTTTTGGTACAGAGGCAATCACAACCAATGCCGACACGCATACTACGACGATTGCTGATGGCAGCACTGATCCTGGGCGCTCTCTTTTTCTCAAGTACACCGGAACCCTTGACTCTGCTTGCACCATAACCATTGGCCCGAATACCGTCTCCAAGCTGTGGCTCATAGAAAATGCCACTTCCGGGTCACAGAACATCATCATTAAGCAGGGCAGTGGCGCGACTGTCACTATAGCCAATGGTCAAACTAAAGCCATCTACTCGGATGGGGCGGGAAGTGGCGGTGCTATGGTTGATGCCTTCCAAGACCTGTCTATCCCTGATCTGTTTATTGACGATGACCTGACGTTTACCTCTGACAGCGCAGTCATCACCTTCGGCGCGGATGGCGATACGACGCTTACGCACACTGATGGATCTGGCCTGACGCTGAACAGCACCAACAAGATCATGTTCAACGATGCGAGCCAATTTATCCAAGGCTCGTCTGCTACGGTCTTGTCGCTCGGTGCGACGGACGAGATTGATCTGACTGCCACTGCGATGGACTTCAACGGCACCGTGGCTATCTCTGGCGACACAACGATAGAGGATGGAGCAGACCTTATCACTGCGACCGCAGGAACCTCAAACGTCCGTATTGGTGTCAACACAGGTAACAGCATTCAATCTGGTGGTTCAAGAAATACATTAGTGGGTGATGAAGCGGGTACGGCTATCACCACTTCTGATGACAATGTAGGACTGGGTTATCAAGCATTAGGCTCAGATACGCTTGGTCATAAATCTGTTGCGGTAGGTAGAGGTTCATTAGCAACGCAAAACTTTACGACGGCTACAGATTCTCACAATACAGCAGTTGGATATTTTTCCGGTAATGCAATCACCACGGGAAGCCGCAATACCCTGATGGGCGCTCTTGCAGGAGACGCATTGACAACGGGTGTTCGTAATGTAGGACTCGGTTACGGGGCTTTAAGCTCCGATACTCTTGGCAGCAAGAGCATAGCAGTAGGTCATGGCGCTTTATTCAATCAAAACTTCACCACAGCCACTGACGCTTTTAATACGGCAGTTGGACATGACACGGGTGTGTCAGTCACCACAGGGCAGCAGAACACTCTTGTTGGTGGCCTTGCGGGTGATGCTCTCACTGATGCAGATTTTAACGTAGCAGTTGGTGTTAGCGCACTCGGTTCTGACACAGTAGGCAGTCAAAGCGTTGCCATAGGTAATAGTGCATTAGGCGCTCAAAACTTTACCACTGCTACTAACTCTTTGAACACCGCCGTAGGCTTCCAAACAGGAGCGTCAGTTACCACGGGTACTGAGAACACCTTTATCGGTGGTCAAGCTGGTGATGCAATCACCACAGGAAGTTTTAATGTTGCTGTCGGAGCGGCTGCTTTAAGTGCAGACACTCTTGGAAGTCGTAATACTGCTGTTGGTTTACAAGCCTTAGCTAAACAAAACTTTACGACAGCCACAGACTCTTACAACACAGGCATTGGCTTTTTTGCAGGAGTAGAAATTACCACGGGCATTGAGAACACAATTGTTGGGGCTAGGGCAGCTGATGCGCTGACAACTGGACAAGAAAATGTCGCGATTGGTCAGCAAGCCCTCTCTGCTGATACCAAAGGTAATCACAGCACAGCTATCGGTCATGCGGCGTTATTCGCTCAAAACTTAACTACCAGCACGGACACTCATAATACGGCAGTCGGGTTTGCTGCTGGTGCCGCAGTTACTACGGGAACTTCTCTTACTTTGATTGGAGCGCAAGCTGGTGACGCTCTTACTGATGCTGATTACAACGTAGCCGTTGGCGATTTCGCGTTGAGCGCAGATACTTTAGGTAGTCGTAGCGTAGCGATGGGACATGGATCTCTGGCTGCGCAAAACTTCACGACAGCTACCGATACTTACAACACTGCTATTGGTTATGCCTCGGGTAATAAGATCACCACGGGAACCCGCAACACAATTTTTGGCGGCCTTGCAGGGGATGCAATAACCACTGGTGAACAAAATACGGTGCTCGGGGCATTGGCTCTCTCAGAGGAAACCACCGGAGAGTACTCAGTAGCAGTTGGTTATCAGGCACTTGCTGTACAGAACAGCACTACGGGTGCCTCTATGTACAACACTGCTCTCGGGTATAAATCAGGTTTTTCGGTCACTACGGCGACCAACAACACTCTTGTTGGCGCTCTTGTAGGTGATTCTATCACTACAGGATCACTCAACGTCGCTTTGGGACACATGGCTTTGAGCGCTGATACTTTAGGCAGCAGAACTACTGCGTTAGGTTATAAAGCGTTGCAAACGCAAAACTTTACCACAGCCGTAGATGCATACAACGTTGCCGTGGGTTACGCTGGGGGTACCGCAATCACCACGGGAATCCAGAACACCTTACTAGGCGGTCTTGCAGGTGATGCGCTTACTGACGCTGACTACAACGTAGGCGTAGGAATGTCTGCAATAAGTGATGACACACTGGGAAGCAGAACGACAGCGGTAGGATATAGTGCTTTAAGCAATCAAAACTTTACCACGGCTACTGATACCTACAATACCGCAGTCGGTTTTTTTGCAGGTCTTGACGTTACCACGGGGGTAAACAACACCCTTATCGGAGGTCAGACAGGTGAGTCTATTACAACAGGAAGCCAGAACACTTTTGTTGGAGCTAGGGCTGGCGATGCAATCGACACAGGAGGAGACAACGTATCTGTAGGTTGGGCTTCTCTCACCACCGACACAAAGGGTGGTAAAACAGTCGCCGTTGGTAGAAGTGCTTTAAGTTCTCAAAACTTCACTACAGCCACAGATACATACAACGTTGCCGTAGGTTATGGAGCAGGTCTGGACGTAACCACGGGAATTCAAAACACCCTCATCGGAGGAAATGCGGGTGCTGAGATTACTGATTCCGATAACAACGTGGCAATAGGTTATGCGTCTTTAGGCGCAAACACCTTGGGAAGTCAAACTGTGGCGGTGGGCGCTGGTGCTCTCAATAATCAGAATTACGGTACGGCTACAAATTCTCAGAATACCGCAGTGGGTTATCACGCAGGACTCTCAATTACCACGGGTGTACAGAACGCAATTCTTGGGGCTAGAGCCGGTGATGCTTTGACTAATGCCAATTACAACGTTGCAATTGGTGAACAGGCGCTGACCACTGACACACTGGGCAGTAGATCAGTAGCTGTTGGTTTTGGTGCGCTTGCTATACAGAACCTTACTACGTCCACCGACACTTATAATACGGCGGTTGGATCTAATGCAGGGGAACAACTTACCACAGGAATCCACAATGTTTTCATTGGCGGCCTAGCTGGTGATTTTCTCACTGATGCTGATGACAATGTGGTAGTGGGTTACGCTGCGTTATCAGCAGACCGATTAGGAAGTAAAAGCGTTGCGGTGGGTCGGGCTGCTCTATCAAATCAGGCATTTACTACAGCCACAGATTCTTTTAATACCGCTGTTGGCTATCACGCAGGGGTTCAAATCACCACGGGGGTGAGCAACGTCCTTATCGGCGCTCTCGCTGGTGATGCTCTTACTGACGCCGACTCTAATGTTGTGGTGGGTAAAAACGCTCTTGCGGCAGACACCAAGGGTTCCAGAAGCATAGCTATCGGACAGGGGGCGTTATTTGCTCAAAACTTCACCACGGCTACAAATACATTCAATGTAGCAATTGGCTTTGAAGCGGGTGTAGCAGTCAGCACGGGAGTAAACAACACCCTTGTGGGTGGAAATACTGGTGATAATTTGACAACAGGGGTTCAAAACACCCTAATCGGCGCATCAATTGATGCTGAAGCCGCAGGAAGTAATAACTGTGTGGCTCTAGGATTTAACCTTACAGCGGGGGCGGGGTTTACCACTCTTGGTGTTGATGCTAACGACATAAGAGCTGCACACGGCACGGCTACATGGGCAGCAGTTTCTGACGAGCGATACAAAAAAGATATAACAGATTCTACGCTTGGCTTGTCGTTCATTAATGCGCTAAAACCTAGAACCTTTAATTACAAAACCAAAGGCGAGTTGCCTAATACGTTTAGAGCTTATAAAGAGGGTTCTGTTGAAGTTTACAAGTCAGATAAAACCCAACACGGTTTTATAGCGCAAGAAGTTAAGGCTGCTATAGATGCAGCCTCTGGTGTAGCAGATGGTTTTAGGCTCTGGGACGAACGATCAGATGGTTCACAAGAATTAGCTGAAGCAGCACTGATCCCAATGCTAGTCAAAGCTATTCAAGAACTTTCCGCAGAAATAGAAACCCTTAAATCAGGAGGCTAATAATGGCTGAATCAGTAGAACGCTCTGACGAGCAAAAAGCACAGGACTACTCAGCAATGCTGGGCAGTGTAAGCGTAATCACGAACTGTCTTGATGACTCAAACGACTTTTGTAACGACATGACAAGTGCCGAAAAGAAAGAGCGCGTAATGCGTAGCTCTGGCTATCTGTCGTTTATGAAAGACTTGGACGATTGGGGCAGTGAGGATATGTCATCCATTGACGCAGCGATCTCTGCTGCCGAAGCATACAAAGCATAAGGACTACCATGAGCGAAGAAAACAAAGTCACGATTGATGGCGAAGAGTACTCATTTGAAGGTTTGACTGTAGAAACTCAAGCAAACATTGCGCGAGTCAACGAGCTACGCCGTGAAGTTTCTGCTTTGCAGATCCAAGTTAACGAGCGCCAAGCCTTGTTGCAAATGTACATTCAAGCGATCTCTGACTCTGTGAAAACAGTGGATGATGAGGAAGACGAAGCTGTCGTTCAGTAATGGCCGAAATTCAGTACATGATGCACCCATTGCCGTCAGTATTTTTGATGGAGTTGGACGTTCCAGAAGGCTTTGTTACTCAACTCAACGAGTATCTTGATGGCCTCTTGGAACAAGAAGGGCGGCGCACAGCAGCTGATACTCTCGTTGGTCAGATCCGCGAGGGAGAACAGCTTAGAATGGATTGCGATGACGAGCTTGTCGCTGGCTTTTCTGGCTTCGTGCGCACTATGGGCGTTGAGTATATCAATGCTTTTATGAAGGGTTCTGGTCAGGTGCTTGATGGCAACCGTAAGGTCGAGATAGATGACCTTTGGTCAGTGCATAGTTATGCAGGGGACTATAACCCCATACACGATCATGGCACCCAGACGATTATGGGTATTAGCTGTACTACTTGGACGAAGGTTCCACCACAAATAGCACAGGGGCCACGGCCCGGATCTGAAGATTATGGCTTGTATAATGCGTCTGGTGAGTCTGACGGGTGCTTATGTTTTAACTATGGGCAAAGCTCGCAGTGGGACAAAGAGCGGCTCAAACCTACGCAAAACGTAGTGGTGCGCCCACAAGTAGGTAAGCTCTATATGTTTCCATCGTGGATGCAACACATGGTCTACCCCTTCCGAGGCCAGGGTGAACGCCGCACTGTAGCGGCCAACTTGAATTGTTTTAGAGAGGAAGCCGCATGAGTTTGATGGAGATTGTAACTACACTTACTACGTTGTCCGTTGTTGCAAGTGCTATTTGTGCTGCTACACCCACACCGAAAGATGATGCGTTTATGGCTAAGTATGTGTACCCCATAATCGAAGCTCTCGCACTCAATGTTGGCAAAGCAAAAGAATAGCAATGTGCTATTTGATGATGGCAGAGGTCTGGGACTTGGACAAAGGCGATAAAGCGTTACAGGAAATCAATACACATGAAAGAGAGTGTGCATTGAGATACGAGCGTATAGAAGAACGCCTGAAAGATGGTTCTAAGCGTTTTGATAGTTTGGATGAAAAGATCGACCGCTTCGGTAACAGGCTGTGGTGGATAATTGGTTTGATTGTAGTGAGCATCTTGGTGCCACAATTTTTAGGAGGTTGAAATGTCAGATGAAGGAATCCGTGTCCCAACGTGGGCCCTACCAGCGTTTCTAGCAGTTCTTTCGGGTGCCGTCGTATGGGGTGCGTCTGAAGCTAGAGCACAGGCAACTCAAGAAGAAGTCGACCGCATTGAAGCAGTGGTAGAGAAAACAGTTGCTGAGGCACAAGCCACGGGAAAACTCGCAGCAGTCAATGCGACAAAAATCGAGGCTATCGTGGACAGCTTAGCGGAACAGGCCGAGACAGCGAAAGCGTCAGATCAGAAGCTCCAACAACTGATCGAAATAATGCTGAAGAACCAGAACTAAAATACGATCCTGCCAACCCCAACCTGTTTTGTGATCTCAGGGAATGGCGGATGTTGGAATTGGTGAATCCGCCACAGTATCGCCACTGCATCGCAAAAGAGTGGATGCGGTACAACTACAGGCAGTGTGAGTATGGCGGGATGATTTATGTTCAGAACACCATGTCCCGCGTCTTAGGCACCGCACACCAGCTTGATGTGGAACTACTCAGTTGGGAACTACTCAGACCCAAGGCTGTCAAAGCTCAGGTTGTTGAGAAAAAGCGTAGGCTATAATGGAAATACCACCCTTCCCAAATAGTGTGAATGCCCCGCTTTATAGGCCCAAAGAGATCCATGATGCCTATAGAGTGGACTCTTTTTCACGTGTGTCTCTTGTTCAAAAGGAAGCGGTAAGTCGCTACTTTGAGTTTATCTACGAGTTTCGGAACGGCGAGGTGCAGACCTCAATCCCAAAGGTTTTTCGGCAAGACATCGTGGATCTTAAAGCATGACCATGATGGTGTTCGTATTGATTGTTCTGGAGCGCGGTCAACCCACGGGCCAAGAGTTTTATTTTCAAGAACTTACGTCATGCCTTGAGTACAGCAACGCGCTCAATGCTCAATCGGTGGGCAAGATCAATGAGCTTTTAAGCAACAACCGATTCTTTTCTACCTATTGCGCTATCCGTGAGATACCTCAATCGGATGCTGGCACCAAGATATTCTTCCGTGATCCGAAGAAACCGGAGTAACAATGAGCCCAAAGAAATTAGAACCGAAATCAAGGTATGCTCAATATGACCTAGATGGAGATGGGGTCGTGAGCGATGAAGAATTACAAAGAAATCAAGAGCTTGTTGAGATCGAACTGCGAGAAGAGAAGGCAGACAGTCAACGCCGAATGGCTTGGGTTAGTCTTAGCAGTATGGTGGTTTTCGCTTTACTACCACTTCTGCCCTTCATACCTGAGTCTCGTTTGTCCACTTTGGCTTCCTTGAGCGACATGCTGTTTCTGAGTCAGGCCAGTATTGTAGGGCTATACTTTGGCGCTACAGCCTACATGAGCCGCGGACGATGAGCTTACTTGGATCACTCATAGGCCCAGCCACTTCTTTGCTCGACAAGGTGATTGAGGACAAAGACGAAAAGAATCGTATCGCCTTTGAGTTGAGCACCTTGGCAGAGCGTCATGCCCAAGAGCTTGCTAAAGGCCAGCTAGAGGTCAATAAGGTGGAAGCCGCTTCCAAGTCCTTGTTTGTTGCTGGGTGGCGTCCTTGTATTGGATGGGTGTGTGCGCTAGGTCTTTTTTACAACACTATCCTTTCTAATATACTGGGCATCTGGGTTGAAGTGCCGGAGATCGATACCACACTGCTCGTCCCCGTTATGATGGGCATGCTGGGTCTTGGCGCGATGAGATCCTACGAAAAGGTTCAAGGCGTAAGTCGGGAGAA